ATGTACCCTAACGCTTATCCAGGCGCTAAATGGATGGAGAAGAAGAGTCAGTGGACTTTTCCCTCCGGTGCCAGAATATGGATGACATACCTTGAGCAGGACAAAGACGTTTTGCGTTATCAGGGTCAGGCATTTACATATATTGGTATAGATGAATTAACACAGTATTCGACACCTTATGCTTGGGATTATTTACGTTCGCGCCTTAGAACAGCAGACCCGTCATTACCAGTCTTTATGCGGGCAACGACGAACCCAGGCGGCCCTGGACATGCATGGGTCAAGAAGATGTTCATTGACCCTGCCATCCCCGGTAAAGCTTTCTGGGCTACGGATATCACGACTGGTGATACTCTTGTGTACCCTAGCCAACATAGCAAAGCAGGAATACCTCTTTTTAAGCGCCGCTTTGTGCCAGCTAAGCTGCTTGATAACCCATATCTTTATGAGGCAGGTGACTATGAGGCAATGTTGCTCTCACTGCCAGAAGTACAACGTAGGCAGTTACTAGAGGGTTCTTGGGATATTGCGGAAGGCGCTGCCTTCTCTGAGTTTGACAGGAGATATCATGTTATCGAACCTTATCAAATCCCAAATTCATGGCGCAAATTTAGGGCTTGTGACTACGGTTACTCCTCTGCTTCCGGTGTTCTTTGGTTTGCTGTAGACCCTGCAGACGAGACCCTAATTGTTTACAGAGAGTTGTACGTAAGCAAAGTTCCTGCTAAGGAACTGGCACATATGGTGTTAGATGAAGAAGAGGGCGAAGCTATTCACTACGGTGTGCTTGACTCGTCCCTTTGGCATAAACGGGGAGACACTGGCCCTTCCTTGGCAGAGCAAATGATTGTTGAAGGATGCAGGTGGCGTCCATCTGACAGAAGTCGCGGTAGCCGTGTAGCAGGTAAAAACGAACTGCACAGACGCTTACAAGTGGATGAAGATACAGGGCGTGCGGGAATAGAAATAATGAGCAGTTGTACAAACTTGATTGCTCAATTGCCCACCCTTCCAATGGATAAAACAAATCCAGAGGATGTAAACACTAAAGCAGAAGACCACCTTTATGACGCCCTTAGATACGGCATCATGACACGACCTCAGTCGCGTTCCATTTTTGATTTTCCTAACGGAATACCTACCCATAAGTGGCGACCCGCTGATACAACCTTTGGATATTAAATATGGCTGAAGAAGAACACATTGAAGCGTTTGTATTTGAACCTAAGTCTGGTTCAGAACAGTTAGCTGATTACGTACGCACAAAATTTGAAAGTGTAGAATCTAGCCGACAAGAAGAAGAAGAGCGTTGGTTGGATTCTTATCGTCAGTACCGTGGCCTTTATAATCCTGAAACACAATTTACCTCTACTGAAAAATCAAAAGTATTTATTAAGATTACCAAGACTAAGGTTCTTGCGGCATATGGACAAATCATTGATGTTCTGTTTGCGGGTCAGCGATTCCCATTAGGGGTAGACTCTACCCGTGTTCCTGAAGGAGTAGAGGATGCTGTCCATTTTGACCCTAAAGATAATACAAACGCTATGGAAGCGTTGCAAGACAAGTACGGTTTTGCAGGAGATGGTGCAGAACTTCCGCCAGGTGCTACGAATCAAACGCTAGAAGATTTAAACCTTGGTGTGCACACAGACACACTAGGCGAAATTCAAGATGACATTCGCCTCGGACCCGGTAAAACGGCATCCTCACAAACTTATCATCCTGCAGAAGATGCTGCGACTCGCATGGAAAAGAAAATCCTTGACCAGCTTGAGGAGTCTAGCGCATCTAAACATTTGCGACACACGGCATTTGAGATGGCGCTTTTTGGAACCGGTATTCTGAAAGGGCCGTTTGCGTATGATAAAGAATATCCAAACTGGGACGAAGAAGGCAATTATGACCCAGTTCTCAAAACCGTTCCTAAGGTAGAGAATGTTTCCATATGGAACATGTATCCTGATTCGGATGCAAAGAACATGGATGAGTGCGAGTACGTTATCCAACGTCATCGTCTAAGCCATTCAGAACTTCGTAATCTTAAGAAACGTCCATACTTCCGGCATGATGCTATTGATAATGCCATTAGCATGGGCACGAACTATGTCCGTAAATGGTGGGAGACAGACCTAGAAGATTACCGTAATAGCTACGATGTCGAACGGTTTGAGATTCTAGAATTCTGGGGCAACATTGACAAGGACTCTGCGGAAGAAGCGGGACTTGAGGTTCCTAGAGAACTTGATGATTTGGACACCCTGCAAGTAAACTGTTGGGTATGCCATGACCAGCTCCTACGTCTGGTTATCAATCCGTTTACACCTAAGCGTATCCCTTACTTTGCCGCGCCATACGAACTCAATCCATACTCGTTCTTTGGTGTTGGCCTCGCTGAAAACATGACGGATACCCAACAACTTATGAATGGCTTCATGCGTATGGCCGTTGATAACGCCGTGCTGTCGGGTAATCTTATCTTTGAGATTGACGAAACTAATCTTGTTCCGGGGCAGGACTTGGAATTGTACCCCGGTAAAGTATTCCGTCGTCAAGGCGGAGCACCGGGACAAGCCCTGTTTGGCACTAAATATCCCAACGTCAGCACCGAGAACATGATGATGTTTGATAAGGCACGACAGCTTGCTGACGATGCTACGGGCATTCCATCATACTCACATGGACAAACAGGCGTACAGGGTACAGGCCGAACTGCGGCGGGTATTTCTATGCTAATGGGCGCTGCCCAAATTAGTGTCAAGGGCGTGGTAAAGAATATTGATGATTACCTGTTACAGCCACTAGGTGAGGCATTCTATGCATTTAACATGCAGTTTAACTTTGACCCATCTGTTCGTGGTGACTTGGAAGTCAAGGCACGCGGCACCGAAAGCTTGATGAAGAACGAGGTGCGAAGTCAGCGCCTTCTACAACTGTTGCAGATTGCTGGTAATCCTAATGTTGCATCATTTGTTAAGTTCCCTGTCGTGCTACGCGAACTCGCGCAAGCTATGGACTTGGACGCAGAGAAGCTAATCAATGATGAACGAGAAGCCTTCCGCCAAGCAGAAATAATTAGAGCGGCAGGTGGGTCTGGCCCAGAAGAAGGTGCGCAGGGCGTCAATCCGATGGATATGTCTGGCGGCGGTGCCGGTAACATTGGTGTTGGTGGTGCTGCAGTCCCAGGGGAACAAGGCTTTAGTGCGGCTGGTCAACAGCCCCCACAACCTGAGGGTGGTGGGGACGTAGGTGCTCAGTTAGCTAGCATCATGGGCGGACTTAAATGATACGAGAAATAGCTAAGAAACTACTACCGTTGGTCGGTGTCAAGCGCAATGTCGATGCGCTAAATGCGTACGTAGAATACCGTACACATGAGATGCACAAAGTATTGGAACAGGCCGAGGATACAAAAACCATGTTTATGGCGCAGGGGGCCATCCATGAGTTGCGTAGAATTAATACACTACGTGAAGAAGCACAGGCTAAAGCAGAGTGATGGAAGAACGAGCAAAGGTAGGAACTCCGACAGGAAGAGTTACCCAACACGGTAGGCCCGAATACAGAACTTCTGATGGAGAATTGGTTTCTGAAAAATCCGCGACTCTACCAATGGCAGGTAAATTTATAAATGTGCCAAGCATTCATAATGGGTACAGATACAATGATGATGAATTAATGGACATGCTTAAGATGGGAACTATAAAACCCACAAGCATGCATGAAAGTCAAGAAGACGCAATTAAAGCTGCGCAAAAACGTAGCAAAGAAATAGTGCTAACAGAAGGTAAAGCCGAAGGGGGAATAATGATGGCACAAGAAGGTAAAGCACCGCTTCCAATGCAGGAAGCGACATCCGCACCACAAGGTGGCGGACCAAAGGCGGCTAATCCCGCAGCCATGATGCAAGGCTTAGCAGCACCATCTGGTCCTGCGCCGCGCCCCGGTGCTGTAGACCCACGGGATGAAGCAGTAAAAGAAGTGTCAGCTAAAATGCAAGCTAGGCAAGCCCCTCCACCTGCGCCACCTGCTCCTATGGCACCATCTCAAGGCGGAATAGCGGGTGCGTTGATGCAACCCCCACCAGCACCCGCACCAGCGTTAAACCCTATGATGCAACCTGCAGCCGCTGCTATGGCACCTCCTCCTATGCCACAAGTTCCCGCAATGGCAAAAGGAGGTATGCCCGAAGATGCCGAAGGTAAAGGGCTAGCTGTCATGATTGGCCTCGGTGCTCCCTCCTATGAAGAAGCCGCTGAAGGTAACCCTCCTCCCGGCGCTACAAAAGAAGAAGTTGCCGACGACCAACTCGTCCTACTCAGCGAAGGTGAACTCGTTGTTCCTGCCAACGTGGTTCGCTACCACGGCCTCGGTGCATACGAAGGTATGCGTCGTGAGGCGCTGATGGGCATACAAGAAATGGAAAACAGCGGTCAGATTGAATACGTTAGCGGCGGTAAAGAAAAGGCTGACCCCATTGACGATAATGGCGGACTTGTAAAGGCACAAGCTGGTACTACGCTTATAGGAGCAAACCCAAGTATAATTGGACCGGGTAGAGGCGGCTTACCTGGATTCCCTCTTGGGCTTCCACTATCTCCAACTCCAGAAGCTGCATCTTCTAGGTTTGTAACCACACCGGGACAGCGTGGTATAGGCTCTCCTACAACTGATACTACTCCATTAGATATGCGAAGCAATCTTCCTGAGGGAGCAAAGATTGACCCTGTAACAGGACTTATTATTTATCCGACACCAGTCCCCCCTATAACACCTTTTACCCCTACGACACAGGGTGCTGGACTTACTTCCATTGTTGCACCTAATGTGGGACAATATAAGGAAGACACAGAACCAGAACCAGAACCAGAACCAGAACCGGACCCAGAACCGGCTCCAGACCCAACCCCTGCTCCCGCCCCTCAGCCAGATTCAGGCAGTGACGACAGGGATGATAACGCACCAAATGTAACTGCATCTGCAGCACATGGTTACCAAAATGTATCAGCAAATTTAACAGGACTGGCTAAAGGTTTGCTTGGCCCATTTGGCAATTTACTTGGTGAGGAAGAGGGCACAAAGAAAAATGTATATGGTCAAGTAGCTGTTGGAACTGGGGCAATTTATGGTGAAGCAAATGTGCCTGGTGCTGACGGTGGGCAAGTGGCACAAGGCCATAACCCTATTACAGGGCAGCGTATGGCTGTTTTTTCTGACCGTCCATCAGGCGAGTTCTTTGCTAAATCTGCAGGAAAGGCACTAGGATTGAAAGGGTCAGAAGATTTCCGCCCCTTCAATGAGCCATTGGACTATAATAAACCTTCGCCTTTAGGGGCTATGGGAATTGCATCCACACTGGACAAAGCCATTTCCAATACTAAAGGCCAAGACATCACGCAGTTCCAAGGCGCTACACAAGAAAGAATGACAGCAGAAGGGCAAACATACGCTCCTCAAGATATTACCGCTGAGATGTTAGGCTTTGATAAATCAAAAGCATCCTATACCTTAGCCGCAAATAACTCCGGCAAGATTGGTAACAGCACCGGTGATATTGTCGCTACCGCTACTTCTGTCGGCGTTCTTAACGATTCCAATCAAATTGAAACAGCCCAAGGCACCGTGGTGCAGGTCACTTTTAAGGATGGTAGCAAGGGAAGCCTTCTTGGTAGCGCAGCGGACAATGAAGCTGTGATTACTCGTTACAATGCTGAAAAAGGTATCAGCCAACTTACCAAAGGACAGAGTGCGGCAGCGTCTCGCTATCAGGCTGGGGTGGAATATGAGAAAGCATCAGGAGTTAATCAACAAACTGATTCGGCCCTTAGTCAACAAGACGACAAAGAAGATTCTCGTCCTTCTGACAATTACGAGCGTCCGTCCTTCCGAGACAGTGCAGGACAAGAAGAAAGTGTCACTATTACAGCAGATAATGTAAGCAGAGCCTCCGAATTTGAAGGTCAGTATGACGAAGATGATTTCATAGATGATTCTGGAAAATTCACGGAAGGCTTTGCTAAAGACGATTCTAACGATGGTGGCGGCAGCGACCCAGAACCTAGTAAGATTGTCTGTACAGAAATGTATCGCCAGACACAGCTTGAAGATTGGGCTAGGACAATGAAGATATGGGATACATATCAGAAAAAGTACTTGACACCGATACATGAAGTAGGGTACCATTGGCTCTTCAAACCATATGTTCGCGGTATGCAAAAAAGTGGCATTTTAACTAATGTCGGTGCATTCTTTGCACAGAGGCGAACACAGCACCTCAGACATATTCTAACAAAGGGCAGGGCTAAAGATAGCTTTGTCGGCAATGTCTGGTGCAAAATTATACATCCTATCGTCTATTTGATAGGAAAGATGGTTTACAAAAAATAACAATTGTAAACTATAGTCCGGCTACCCATCACCCCGAAAGGCTACTGGTGGCCCCAATAAGGAGACTAACATGGCTGAAGCAGCTGTTAAACAAGATATTAAATCTGTACCTATGAAGTACAAGAACAGTCGTCAAGAAGAAGAACAAGCTGAATTGGAACGATTGGAAGCGGAAAGAGCGGGAATTTTAAACGAACAAGAAGCGGAAGAAAAGGATAAAGCAGAAACTGATGGACTGGCTCCCGAAGAAAAAACATTTAAAAAGCGTTATGGCGACCTTCGCAGGCATGCACAGCAAAAAGAAGAGCAGATGCGTGAGCAAATACGTCAGCTTGAGACGCAACTTTCGACGGCAGCTAAAGAGGCTATCCAACTTCCCAAAACAGATGAAGAGCTGTCTGAGTGGTCTAAGCAGTACCCAGATGTTGCAAAGATGGTGGAAACGATTGCCACTAAGAAAGCCCAAGAACTAGACAGTTCTATTGAACAACGTCTCGCTGCAATTGCAGAACGCGAGGTAGAGGCAAATCGGAAGACTGCCGAGGCGGAACTTATGCAGTACCATCCCGATTTTGATGATATCCGTAACAGTCAAGATTTCCATGACTGGGTTGAGATACAGCCTAGCTGGGTTCAAAAAGCCCTTTATGAGAATGAAAACGATGCTCGTGCCGCCTCTCGTGCCATTGACCTTTACAAAGTCGATATGAATATAAGCGAGAAAAAAGAAAAAACCCCAACAAATAATAAGGACGCTGCCAAGTCAGTTACATCTCGCGGAACTAGCACTGTTGCTGAAACAAAAGAAAAACAATCAAACCAGTGGCGCGAATCACAGGTAGCAAAAATGAAAGGGGCTGAGTTCAGTAAGCACGAACAAGAAATTGCAGAAGCTGTACGAACTGGCAACTTCATATACGATGTATCAAGGGGTGAGTAAAATACCTCTTCACAATTATCTTTAATTGTGGTACAATATATATAACTTTACAAGTGGCCCTTGACTTTCTCAAGCAACCCACATTGTGCTCTACACATTTATAGCACTTAGTTTTATTGTAACCTTGGTGTAGCAAGGTATACGATTTTCTCTCCTCTAAACCACCCAGGTGATGATTGGCCCCACACAGTGGATACCCAAGCTAACTGGCCTTTATAGTGTTCAGGAAATCGGAGTTTAATAGCCTCATTTTAGGAGAATAAGATGGCTTTTCAAACTGCCGCTGGATACGGTAATCTACCGAATGGCAACTTTAGCCCGGTAATTTACTCGCAAAAAGTCCAGCAAGCTTTTCGTAAGTCTTCTGTCGCTGAGTCAATCACAAATTCTGACTATTTCGGTGAGATTGCAAACTTTGGTGATACCGTTCGTATTATCAAAGAGCCTGAAATCACCGTTAAAGAATACGCCCGTGGTGCACAAATTACGCCACAAGACTTGGACGATGAAGACTTTTCCCTTGTCGTAGACAAGGCTAACTACTTTGCATTTAAAGTAGATGACATTGAAGAAGCACACTCACACATTAACTTCGAATCTCTTGCATCTGACCGCGCCGGCTACCGTCTGCGTGACCAGCATGACCAAGAGGTTCTCGGTTATCTGTCGGGTTTTAAGCAATCTGCGCTTAGCACTGCAGCTGGCACCGCAAACGACGTAGTTAGCGGTTCAAAAGCAGTATCTACCGCTGGTAGTGATGAACTTCTGACTAGCATGAAGCTTCGCAAAGACAGCTTCGGTAACATCACCACAGGTTCTGCTGGTGACCACTCAATCCCACTGGCTGCTCGTCTTCCTGGTGCAACTGCCCTTCCAACTGCAACTGCCTCACCTCTGATGGTTATTGCACGTATGGGCCGTCTCCTTGACCAGCAGTTTGTAGATAACGATGGTCGTTGGTTGATTGTAGACCCTGTTTTCATTGAATTGCTCAAGGATGAAGACTCCCGTCTTCTGAATGGCGATTTCGGTGGCTCAGGTCTCCAAGGTGGTCTTGCTGTCGGTCAGCTGCATGGCTTTGATGTGTATGTATCTAACAACCTGCCGTCTGTCGGCACGGGCGCTGGTACAACTGGTTCAGCTAACCAGAATGCCAACTTTGGTGTTATTGTTGCTGGCCATACATCAGCTATCGCTTCGGCTTCACAAATCACGAAAACTGAGGCATACCGTGACCCAGATTCGTTTGCGGATATTGTTCGCGGAATGCACTTGTACGGCAGAAAGATTCTTCGTCCTGAAGCAATCGTAACTGCTAAGTACAATGCAGCTTAAGGGGGGATTAGACAATGGCAACCTTTGATTTGACTGCTTCCGGCACCACAGGTGTTGGCGCTAACTCAATTGCAGTTCTTCCTTCTCATAAGCATACACATGTGATGCGTAATCTTGAAGCATACGTTGATGTTGATGAGCTGATTGCTGCAG